TACTTCTCTTGGTTATCCCTAAACATACTAAACCATGCAGCTGTATTAGCTGTGTTAGCAGTTATACTTGCTAGTCTACCAAGAAACTTACCACCAGGACGCTTAAGCAAGCCAAGGGTAATATCAGGGTAGCAGTTAAGCGCATCTTTAACTTGACCCAACAGCATCTTTTCATCAGCCTGTTGGGAAACACCACCAATGAAGTTAGGTATACGTTGAGATACTGAAGTCATCGTGCAAGAGCCTTGAATGGTTTATAGCTGCTGTAGAATCCATCACCTTGTTTGAAACCAAACATAGTGTAGTCACCTTCATTGCATTCATACTCAAGGCAGTTAGACCTACGCCATGTTTCAAATGATGCTAGGGCTTGAGTTAGGTTCACATCACCAACAAGACGAATAGCACAACGTGTAGCAGCTCGTGATGTAATGTAGTCCTTAAAGACTTGAGGTAGATCAACGAAGTCATAATACCAGACAACATCTACATCGTATGTCTTAGTTGTATCCCATACATCAGTGTGCCCAATCTTATCGTAAAGCCTGCCATTTCTAATGACAGTATCGTAGTTACTATTAGCTACGTTATCGCTAAGATCAATTTGTAGCATACTACCAGTAAGTGATAGATAGCCATTAGTATCAGGAGTAAGTGGGTACTCAACCTCTCGGTTAAATGTCCACCCCTCAGCCTGTACCTCCCGAGAGACTTGCATTAAGGTCTCGTAAGTAATTGCAACTTCCGGGTTGATTACAGCTTCGACAGTAGTACCATCTTCATATGTGATGGTCTGTGCCTCGATGGTGGTAACAGGCGCCTGACCAATAGACGCCAGAATTTCATTAACAGCTTGTAGCTCAGCCTGAGCGTTATTGGTATACGGCATAACAATGGTGTTATAAAAGAATTAAAAAAAAGGGATCCCGAAGGACCCCCTTAGTAAACCTAGTTAGGCAGCAGTACGGCTGGCGTCAAGTGCCGGAACATCCGACTCAACACCAGAGTAAGAAGTACGAAGACACTGAGTCTCCGAAAACACGCCAGAGGCGGTAGCACCACCGTGGGTGCGGGATACCGAGCGACGAACAGCGTGGTTGTCAGAGACAGCCAGGTTGCCGTTATCAGCATAGGTAGAAGCATATGCGCCGGTCACAGTGCGGGTAGCAAAGTTTACATTGCCAGCCACACCGTTACCACCAGCAGCAGTAGAAAGATTAGCCATTAGATAGTACCTCAGTTGGTATAAGAAACAGTGTCAACACGGAAGGTTGCACTAGTGGTGCCAGCAACTGACAGCACATCACCAACGCGATAGCCATCACCACCAGCAACAACTGTCTGGCCGGTTACTGCACCGTCAGTTACGGTAGTAGTAATAGTACAACCAGAACCGTTAATGTTATCAACAGTGGTGGCCTTACCGGTACCAGCAGTTTGACCAGTACCAGCAGTAAGGCGGGTTACGGTAACAACCGTACCACCTTCACGACCAGGCTCAATAGGAGGACGCATGTAGGCAGTTTCACTGGTAGTGACGCCGACACCGTCAACAGGTGCGAATCCCATTAGCTTTCTCCTTTATCAGGAGCGAGCCGACTGCAGCTCAATAGCAGCAGCGGGGTTCAGGGTACCGCAGCCCATGGCCAGACGACCCACAATCAGGTCACCTTGATACATCACGGAGACATCACCAGAGGTGGTCTGCACAGAAGGAGCGATAGCTTCCACAACACCAGCAGCATCCTTGTAGTAGATCAGACCACAGTGGGTGCTGAAGTTACCGGAGTAATCGTTGTTCTCACCGTTGACGGAAGACACGTTACCAGCCAGGAAGGGCAGGTTGTTGGAACGCTTGATAGAGATACCAGCGATCTCATACAGGCCCTCACCAGACTGCAGGTTACCGTTGGTGTTACCGTAGTCACGGTTGAGGATGTTGCTATCAACCTGAGACACAAGTGCGTAGTACTGACGAGGAGACAGCACAGCAGTGCGGCCTTGCTTAGGCAGATTCTTCTCATCGAGAATAGAAGCAGCCTCGAAGAAGGCATCAACCAGTGCTTGAGCATCATACTCTTTGTTAGCACCAAGTTGAATCACAGAACCGCCGGGCTCAGGACCAGGAGCGGCAGTGATAGGATGAGCTTCACGAGCAGCCTTAGCGATCTGACGGAAGATCTTTTTGTCATAAGCTTCAGCCAGAGCATAACCAATCTTCTTGGCAATCTCCGAACGGAGGCTATAGTGAGCAAGGGTCTCATCGAGATCATACACGAATGCAGAGCTGATGAGCAGGTCATCACAAACGATGGTCTTCTCGGCCACCGGAGGATCACCACTACCCAGGATCGGTTCACCAGGCTGGTGGTAGGAAGCTTCCATACGACCAGTGAAGATGAACTGCATCGCCTTACCATTCTTCAGGGTACGGCTTTGCACAGTGCCCTTAGCGATAGTCGCGCCTTCATAGGCTTTGAACATCTCGCCAGAGAACAGTTTCAGATAGGTTGCGTACTTGGTATCATAAGCAGTACCAAGAGCAAGAGGGGTCGAACTAGTGTTATTAATCCGACCTACAGGAGTTACAAGAGTGTTAGCCACAATAGTTAAGAGAGAGTTGTTTGCGTTGTCTCTCTAGGATCCTAGAAAATTTTGTAGTCATTTTTGGTGTCGTCTCTCCGACTGTCATGGCAAAGGGTATCGGTCGTAACCGGCCTAAGCCAAAGAAAAGGAGGTCCTACTCTGAGGTGCCTCCAATCCAATTAAAAGTTAGGGCCAAGTAGCAAGCGTACCAGCTTGCACCTTAACGCCTTTAGGGCTCATCTCGACGAGAGTTTGATTAGCTTCACCATATGCAGTTGCAAAGGCAGGAGAAACAGCGAGATTCGTTACGTATTGAACAGCAGATACCGAAGAGTTCTTCGGATCAAAAGGATTAGCGCGTGCCATAATTAACCAATGATAGGTGCAGTGTATGTAGCCAAGTCAAGTGGGAAGTTGTGAGCATTACGTTCATGCATCACTTCAAAACCAAGACCAGCTCGGTTGAGGATGTCTGCCCAAGTGTTAATCACCTGCCCCTGAGAAGATAGGAGAGACTGATTAAAGTTAAACCCATTAAGATTGAAAGCCATGGTGGACACCCCCAACGCCGCAAACCAGATGCCAACAACTGGCCAAGCAGCAAGGAAGAAATGGAGACTACGAGAGTTGTTAAAGCTTGCATATTGAAAAATTAAACGTCCAAAGTAACCATGAGCGGCTACGATGTTGTAGGTCTCTTCCTCTTGACCAAACTTGTAACCATAGTTCTGGCTTTCCTGTTCAGTAGTCTCACGCACAAGCGAGGACGTAACAAGCGAACCGTGCATAGCACTGAATAGCGACCCACCGAAAACCCCAGCGACACCCAACATGTGGAATGGGTGCATGAGAATGTTATGTTCGGCTTGGAACACCAGCATGTAGTTGAAGGTTCCCGATATACCCAAAGGCATAGCATCAGAGAAGCTTCCTTGGCCAAAGGGATAGACAAGGAATACAGCAGTTGCGGCTGCGACAGGGGCAGAGTATGCGACAAAGATCCAAGGTCTCATCCCTAGTCGATAGCTAAGTTCCCACTCTCGTCCCATGTAAGCATAGATGCCAATGAGGAAGTGGAACACTGTAAGTTGGAATGGACCCCCGTTGTAGAGCCATTCATCAAGTGAATTAGCTTCCCAAATTGGGTAGAAGTGTAGTCCGATGGCATTGCTGCTCGGAACGACGGCTCCCGATATGATGTTGTTTCCATACATTAAACTCCCAGCAACGGGCTCTCGGATGCCATCAATATCGACAGGGGGAGCCGCAATGAATGCAATGATAAAACATGTAGCAGCGGCCAACAAGCAGGGGATCATGAGAACCCCGAAGTGACCAATATAAAGACGGTTGTTTGTGCTGGTTACCCAGTTCAAATAAGAGTCCCAGGGATTAGTCCGGGACTGAGGGGCTGCAAGTGTAGCAGTCATGTGTAGTTAGTTAAGTCGAGTAACAGAGACTCGTCCAACTCCAGAGGCAGTGAGACCGATAGCATCAGCCGCACCTTTACTGAGATCAAGGCTCCTACCATGAATGTAGGGACCACGATCGTTGACCGTCACCACGGCACACCTCTTGAAGCAAGCACGTAAACGTGTGCCAAAGGGGAGTGTCTTGTGCGCTGCAGTAAGGCCGTTTTGATTGTATCGAGATCCACTCGCAGTAAGGTTACCATGGAAACCAGGACCATACCAAGAGGTAATCACCGACAGAGTAGTTAGAAGAGGAATCATAATAAGATAGCAAGGAACATTTATATTTCCATCTACTCATTAAAGAGGCCCAGCACTACTCGCTAGGGGCTAAGCCTCTATCGATCAATAACCCTTCTTAGAGGGCTTCATTTTAACAGGCTTACCGGCTTTAGCGGCTGCCTTCTTAGCTGCTGCTTTACCAGCGGGAGTATAAGGATACTCCTTGTTTCCGACTTTAGGCATGGTAGTTACTTCTTTTTAGCAGTCTTAGCTGCACGTTTAAATTGAGCTGCAGTGGGTGCTCCTTCAGCACCAGGTTTCCGCATCTTCTCATCACTGCCAGCAGCGATACGCATACGCTTAGCATGGATGTTTGCGTAGAGTCCAGGTTTAGCCATTTAGCATTTCCATTTACGAAGGGCTAGTGCTTTACGAGTAGGTCTACCCTTCTCATCTCTCA